TTCCACAATGGGCTCCTTACGCCAGGAATTTGAGCTTGTACAGGGTGCTGTAGAACAGCGCCAGAATCTCGTCGATGATGTTCTGCAGCGGCGTGCATTCCTTGTCCACCACCTTGAACCTGTCTTCCTCGATGGATTTCACCATGTCCTCGAGGAACTCAATGACGTTGTTCGTTTTGGTCGCGGACTGCAGCGCAATCGGGCCGATCAGGCCGTACTTGCCCTGATACGCCTCGGCAAAACTGTCTGCCAGGTCAATGATCTGGTCGTAGAACTTGGCTAGCGCCTTGTGCTTGGCGTACGAGCGTGTGTTCAGATGCACGCTGTGCGTGACATCACGCGCCAGAAACAGCTGGCCGATGAACACTTCGCAACTCATACGGGCACTCCCTCAATCGGCGCGGTGGGCATCTGACCCTGCATCATAGCCGCCATGTCGCCCACGGTGGCAATGTCGCGCATTGTCTGCATGACCACTTCCTGCACCTGCTCAAGCGTCATGCCGCTTTGCACCGCCTGCAGCCGGCGCGTCTCAGCCTCGTAAGCCTTGATCTCGCTGTCGGCCTTCGCGCGGAACGTGTCAATGCTGAGCTTCTGCGCTTCCATCGACTGCGAGACGTTCTGCAGCATCTGCTGCATGGCCTGCATCTCTTGCATCAGCACCTGAATCTGCTGGTTCGCAGCCTGCAGCGCCGGGTCGTCTTGGTCTTCCAACAGTTTCGGGTCGATGGTCTTGCGCAGGCGAGCGGCAAGCTCTTCAGCGCCCGGCCAGTCCATGTTCTTCACGAACAGGTCGCCGGCCACGGCCCACAACTGCGGCGAACCCTGCAGAATCTGCGACATGGCATCCATCGCCTCCTGCCGCTTGGTCAGGTACGACGGGCCAGTGGTCACCACGACGTCGTACTTGCCGACGCTGGGGTTGTAGATCTTCTCAATCACCACGCCGGCCTGATCGCGCACCTCACGCACCGGCTCGGGCTGCATCGGGTCGATGCGGGCCATCTTGGTCTCGCCGTCGATGCCAATGATCCGGGCGATGCGCTGCGTGTCGTAGATCTTCGGGATCAGGTCCACAATCTGCCGCGTGCTGTACCGAATTGCCCGCGCCAGGTTGTCCACGAAGTGGTACGTGCCCGTGTCACCCTGCCGCTCGCGGGCCAGAATGGCTCGGCCGCTGCGCTCGTTGCTGGTTGCGCCGATGCTGCTGTCGTACTGCCCGGTGGTGGCCTTGATGTCGTCCGCGGCGCCCATCTTGGCCGCAATCAGCCCCTGCTGGGCCATGGGCGGTTGCGCACGCTGCGGCAGCGGCAGGATGGAGCCGTTGCCGTCAGTGACGTCGGGGTTGACCTCTAGGTAGGGCCAGTTCTGCGTGTTGGCGGTTTTCCACTGGGTCTCGTAGCCCTCGAACTGCCCGCCGTAGCCGATGAACGGAGCCTTGGGCGCCAGCGCAAGCATCTCGGCTTCCTGCGACACCCAGTAGTTGTACATGCGCTGCGCGTCCTTGGCGTTGCGCACCAACCCGCTCACCAGAATCTGGCCATCCACTTCGAATTCGTTGCCGATCACCCGGATCACGGGAATCCACCGGCCCGCCCAGTCCTGCTCTTCGAGGATCTCGTAGCCGTTGGTCTTCATCCACTTGACCTGCGGCACCTGAGCCATGCGCGAGCGCACCGGCATCAGGCCCATGGCCTGCATCTGCCGGTCTTCGGGTTCACCTTCCTGCAGTGTGACGTTGCCCGGGTACAGGTTGAGCTTGACGCGCTTGTACTCGACGCAGAAATACTCCGCAATCCGCACCGTGTTCTGCGTCACCCACTGCGCGGTGGCCGAGTCACCAGTGCCCTGATCCATCAGCGCGGTGATCGGCGTGGCGTCTGGAAACAGGCGCTCGTACTCGTCGCGCGTCATGTCCTGCGTGATGAAGCACCACTTGGCATCCGACCCGCAGGGGTCTTGGATGGTCGGGTCCATGTACACGCTGAACGAGTTGCGGATGCGCTCGATCTTGATGTCCTGATCAAACGTGTTCTCGTCGCAGTACTCCGTCAGCAGGCGCCAGTAGCCCTCGCCAAACGTGACCTGGTTCTCGCAGGCGGTGTCATACGCGACGTCCGCGTCGGACATGTACTCGATGTGCCGCACCACGCCGTCGTAGATCTCGGCAACCTGCGGGTCAGCGCGGTCGTCGGCAGGAATGACCTTGCCGCTGGGCCGGTTCTGGCGCTGGTCGTTGGTAACCTGGCGCACATGCTGCGGCAGTTTGTTGATCGTCAGGCAGGGCCTGGCGTTAATCGTCTGCCCCTGCACGTTGCCGCGTGTGGCCAGCACGTTGCTCGGCCACTGCCAGTTGTTGTCCGGGCTGCCGGCCATAAACCGCAGATCGTCGAGCTCGTCATTGCGCGACGAACTCAGTGCGCCGAGCGCCATCTGCAGGCGTTCCCGCATGGTGGCTAGGGCGTCTTTCTGGGCGGTTTTTTGGGCCATGGCGGGTGCGGTGCCGGGGTGGGTGCCGGGGTGGATGCCGGCAGGTTACTTCTTGCCCTTGGCGGGCGCCTTGGCGGCTCGCTGCGTGCTGTACGCTACCGCGACCGCCTGCTTCTGCGGCTTGCCGTGGGCCATTTCGGTCTTGACGTTCTTGCGAAACGCCTCTTTGGACGCGGATTTCACCAGTGGCATGTTACCTCCCCGGAATGACAGGTTGGGCGCGGCGCGCCAGATCCATTAGAACAGAAAACTCGGTGGCATACGTCGGATCAACGTGCGGCGGGGCGTCTGGCCATTTTTTGCTGCCGCTAACAGTGTTTCCCATGCCAAACGCGGGCAACTCATCGTCAGATGAGCGATAACCGCGTTGTTGTTGAAGCCAATTTGGCGCAAGGTTTTGGGCGGTTTTTTTCCTGTTATATTCTCGCAATCGCCAACCAGGAACTCCAGACACTTTGCGCACAAGTTTTTCAAACGCATCAATAAATTGCTTTTGTACTGGCGCTAATTTTTTGCCTTGTTTTTCTTGTTGCTTTAGTTCGTAATATTGATTGTTAATTTGAGCGTCAGCTGCATGAGTCAATTCATGAACAACCGTTGATTCTTTTGCGCCAGACCGAACTGTAATTTTTCCAGTTCGCGGCAAAGGCCCACCAATTAAAGGATTTTGCTCAAATAGGCCTTTGTATGGAAACATAACTTGAGTATTTATTGGCGGCATCATTCGTCTTGCAGACAAATAATCTACCAATTCGCCGTATTGCGGAAACTGAGCCGCCCTTTGCAATAAATCTTGCGTTTCATCGGACTGACGAACCAAAGCATTTTTAGCTTTTAGCGCCAGCGCGTTTTGGGGCATGTCATTTCCCCTTCGGTTTGGCCGTCTTGGCCGACTCGCGGAACGCTTTGGCGGTGGGCGCGCCCGCAGCGCCCGGTTTGCGCATTTTCTCACCGCTGCCGGCAGCAATGCGCTCGCGTTTGGCGTGAATTGCTGCGTAGAGGCCGGGATCGCCGGGTTTTTTCTGAGGCATGATCAGCACTTCCAGCGTTTAAGAGCAGCCTTGGCTCGCTCGCCGTTCTCGGCCTTCGCGGCGACGCCAGACATTCTTGAGCAAAACGACGCTTTTCGGCCCTTATCGGCCTCAGTCTTCGGATTCGGCGCCGGCGCCTTCAAATTACTGCCGGTTTCGCGGTTGTACTTCTCGCGGCCCTTGGCCGTCAGGCCAGCGCCCTGCTTCGTGGGCAGCTTTTCGCCTCGACCAACGCTCAGAGACACGGATTTTGCCATCTTCAGCCCTCAGTGAGCCATCCAACCCGCCGTCTGCGAACCGGCGTGAGCCGTCACCACTCGGTGCTGGCTGCGGGGATTGTACTCCCTGTGAGCCACCGGGAACGCAAACGTTACCGCCAATGCGTCAGCAGCGTCAGGCGAGGCCAGGCCACGGGCTTTCATCTGCTCCTTTGTCTCCAGCGCAATCGCTCCAGACGAGTTCGGCTTCGTGCGCGGGCCGCACAGGTCTTTCTTCAGGTTCCTGTCGTCTTTCAAGGACGCCGTGCGCAGCCACTGCTTCATCGCGCCCCATATCTCTGCCCGCTTGTTCTGGTACGCCTTCTGATCCTTGGCCTTCCAGCCGAAATTCACGCCGCGCACCTTATACCGCTGCTCCAGCAGCCGGTCCAGCACGCCCGCGCCGAGCCCGCCCTCGTCGATCACCGTCAGCGCCGGCCGGAAATCCTCGATGGCCTCAATCACGTGCCCGACCACGGTCATCGTGTCGTCGCCGCGAAACCGCCGCACCTCCAGCAGGTCGCGGCCCTTCCTGATCACGATAATCGTCGCATCTGCCCCAAACCGCGCCGGGTCCACGCCAACCACCACGGGCGCGTCCGGGTCGCGCATCGGCGGCCGCTTCGCGGCTTCTTCCACCAGCCCCAGCGGGATAAACTGGTATTCGTCCGCGCCGGGGAATTCGCCGTACACCTCAACCATCGCCTGCGGCGAGTCCTCGCCGTATTCGTCAATGATCGTCTGGTACACGCCCTTGTCGGTGTCTTCCACCGTTCTGGCGTCAATGTTCTGCGTGTTCCAAAACGCCCGCTTGGCGTTAAAACACTCGAAAAAATACCCCGAGTTCCGCCGTGGGTTACTGAACGCGCACCAGAATCTGTGCGGCGTGTTCTCGGTAAAAAACCCCGCGGCCACTGACCAAATCGAGTCCGGGATACCGCTGGCTTCGTCGAACACCACCATCATGCCGTCGTCGTTGTGCGCGCCAGCATACGCATCGGGGTTCTCGTCGCTCCAGAGCTTGCCCTCCGCACCCCAGTACCGCGTACCCTTCTTCAGGTCGCGCTCCACCAGTTCGGTAAGCCACTTCGCCGGCACGATGCGCGTCGCGCTGATCTCGAACCAGTGCGAGTTCATCAGCATCGCCAGCCACTTCGTAATCTCGGCCCAGGTCACGCTGCGGAGCTGCGCCTCGCTGTTCGCTGAGACGATCACGCTCGCGCCAATCCGCGTGGAGAGCATCCAGAGCACCAGCCAACTGACCAGCGCCGACTTCCCGATCCCCCGCCCCGACGCCACCGCTAGGCGGAATACCTCGTACATATCCCGCGTGCCGTTCGCCTCGATGTGCGCTTTTATCTTCCGCAGTATTTCCCGCTGCCACTTTCGCGGCCCGCTGCGCTTTTCCAGCGGCGTGCCCTTTTCGCCCCAGGGGAACACGAACATCACAAACGCTTCGGGGTCGTCGCGGAGCTTCGCGCTCCACAGGCGACTCATCAGCGCCTGTTCTTCCTGCGGGGTGTATTTCGTGGTCTGCATTTATATCGTCAGCGGCTCATATCGGCGCGTATCGGCTCATACCGGGGTTATACCGTTTCCCAGCGAAATTTGGCCTGCCCAACCACCGACTGCCACTCGCGGCCTGGGCGGTTCATCCAACCAGTTCCGTCGCTTTCTTTGGTCTGCGCGACAACTTTCCACCCAGCGCCGCGCAGCGACGCCCCAGATTCCGACTGCAGCGTATACGTCACCATTTTCCGCCAACCCAGCGCACGCGCAGCCTGCCAGCATCTGCCGTACAAAAAAGAACACGCATTGCGCGGCGCATCATCTAGCACGCAGCAGCGCGTTACTTCCAGCGTCTGACCGTCATCCAGCATCCGAGCCACAGGGCGGCCCACAATCGCTACGCCAATCAGTGCAGCGCCGTCGCTGACGCCTACCGCAAACACCCCGCCCTGCGGCGCTTTGTTGTGCCTGTGAAAGTTGTTCACAAACTCTTTCGCCTCAGTCAGCGTCATCGGCACTGCGGTTAACGTCATTTATACCGCATCCCCCAGCGGTTCCCGCGCCAGCGGCAAACTCCGCTCGATTACCACCGCATCCTCTATCGCCTCCGCGGCACGCACGCGTTTCTCGGCCATTTCCAACGCCGCAGTAATCGAAATCGACTGCGTTACGTCTACCTGCACCTGCTGCTTCGCCACCCAATCGTGCCTGTGCCTCAGAAACTCCAGCGCCGCCTTCGAATCCCCGTTCGCTGCCGCCTCGTACAGCGTGCGCGACATCGTCATCTCACTATCAGCACGGCCCTTCATCTCCGCCAATTCCGCAATCGGGTCCATCAGCTTCAGCCGAGCCAACTCCACCGGCAGCATACCCGCAGCCAGCGCCAGCGCATCGCCACGCAATCCCAGCTTCGCATTCTCGTAAATGCGCTCCAGGGCGTCAGGCGTGGCCTTTAGCTCTCTGGCGGTGACGGGTAGGTCGCGGAACATGGCGGCATGATAGCCGAAGTGTGTGCAAAAAAAAATGGCTGTGGGGGGTCCGTACCATTTCACTCCAAGCCAAGGCCCTACCCGGGGCATCAATCCTGCGCACACTCATCATCCACCCCCCGATGATCAGCACGCTGACGATCCCGACGCTGACGATCCTCGAGCTGGTAATCAGCACACTGACGATCGCCTGGGCGCTCGGGCCGGGCGCTTTCGCGTTGAGACCGGGGGCTATTTTCGCGCCCCCCGTTGCCCCCGTACTTGAATCCGCGCCATCGGGGGCTATGGGGGGCTACGGTCAGACTGCAGTAGGCAGCACTGCGAGCATAGCCCCCCGTTGCCCCCCATTTTGTTGGGGGCTATGGGGGGCTACGG